AATAATATTTTTTGGGCTTGTTTACGTGTATCGCCTTCTTTTAGTTCATCAGTTAATCTAATTAATTCATTAAATTTATAGTCATTAAGATTTTCAATATCTTTTTTGTCCGTTTCATCGAATGTGAATGTAATATTTTCCGCACCTAAGAAACATACGGTATGTCTTAAAGGTACAGTTGTTTGTTGATTATAATGTATGGAGTATATTACTCCACCGATTTTAATATCTCTTGGTCTTGCTTGGTTCGTTAATGTTACTTGTGTCATGTGTTTTTCTCCTTTTAATAAGGGGATAGTAGCCCCCGTTCTGATTGTCTCAGAACGAAGACTACTATTTTATGTTTATTCCATTATTCACTGTTTAGAGGTTTCCGTAAACACGGACTCTAACCATACCTTCATCAGCAGTACCACTGAGTTGGGCTGAACCAGTTGAAAGAATTAGTTTGAAACTAGTTCCTGATTCATATGCACCAGTTGTACTTACTATTGGTCTTGCTGTTTGGCCTATTTCTTCCATACCTGTTACTAAAACACAGTGTACAGAAGATAGACCCAAAGAAGACGCAGTTACAGTTATTCCACCTTGAACATATGCCGTGATGTTAATGTGTGCATCAACAACATATTCATCTCCTGATACTTTAGGAGCAGCAAATCCTTTATGGTCAGCAATAAGTGTGACAGTATGTGCCATTACTTAATCACCTCAAGCACTCTTCAAGTTAGTTATCTTACCTTGACCTTTAAAGAAAGAACAACATACTTCACCAATGGTTCTGTACATTGCTTGATTTCCTAAAGTTCCAACACCGAATGGGTTTCCATTTGAAATACCATCCTCGAAGTATTCTGTAGGCTTCATAACTGATAGCCATAGATGGTCTGTATCTAAGACAAAGATATCACTTAATCCATTTGTTACACCGGCAGCAGTTGTTGAACCCATATCCTTACAAGGGATAATTGGTATATCATAGTATGTTGCAACTCTGAAACCAACTTCAGCACCTTTAACTCCACGAACACCGTTATGTGTAGGAACTACTTCTTTCCTATCCATAAATCTCTCTTGGCTTTGTAGCAAGTCAGAGATATGTTGTATAGTATCGTATCCTGTTAAGATAACTTTAGGGTTTCCACCATTTTGACGGATTCTACGAATCATGTCATTTAGTATTGTTAAAGTTAATACTCTAGTAGAACCTGCTGCATAACTTGCACCGAAGTCAACTTCAGCATCCAAGAAATCAGATACAACTGTAATAGTTTCAGTACTAACTGTAACTCCTCTATCTTGTCCATAGATTCTTACTAATGTATCTTCAAGGGCTTCATTAGTACCACCTGCACCTAAGTCAGTTAAATCATCAGTGTACATTTGACCAATTTCTTCAGCACTTGCTACAACCTTATACAAAGATGTATAGTTGTTAACAATATCTCCTGTTCCTGTTTCTGAATATACTTCAAGAGGTGTTAATAACATCTTGTTCTGTACTTCAGCGTGGTGTTTACCCATATCCTCACGGATTATAGCACGTATATCACCAACACCATCATCAATAGCAGCAAGTTCCATTGCAAGTTCAGAGAACTCGAATTTGTGTGCTATTGTTTTAGGGCTTACATTCAGTTTTGTGTATTCAGGGGCTAATGCAGTAATACTACTTAGAGAAGCATTTTCTGCAACTCCACCAATTACTGATGCTTTAGGTGCAGCACTTCCTGCTGCTCCACTACCAAGTGCGAAAGCAGAACCACTACCACCTTGAGGTCGGCTCTTTAGAACTCTCCAACCACTTGAGGTATATGGCCTCTTAGCAATCATTGACAAAGCATTAACCTCTTGGTTAAGCATTGACCATACTTTCTGTCCGTAAAGAACATTGTATAAATCCGTTAGTCCTGATGCACCACTAAAAGCAGGTTGTAAATCGTGTCCTACTCCTCCTAATCCACCAACGACTCCGGCAGCCTTCAACAAAGCATTACCATTACCGCCTCTTAGACCGTATGATGCCGCTTCTAAATCTTTCATTGTTTTTATATATCCACTCATTTTTTATCACTCCTTAATTATATTTCCTCGCTATATCAGCAATCTCATTCCATGATAGGTTACTTACATCACTAGGAATTTCTACAGATTGCGATTTAACAATCTCATCATTTTGTGCAGTTAAAGATTTGCGTAGTTCTGCAAATTCTTCTTTCAAAGCAATTACATCAGAACGAGCATCATATGCTGCTGCTTCTGCACTTGCTTTCTTAACTTCTAATTCTTCAGCAAGTCTTGTTTCAAATTGCTTGCTTAGAGAATCGTATGCAATCTTTTCCATTCTTTCTGCTTTGAATGCTTCATATGCTTTTTCAACATTTTCTGCACTCAAGTTAAGAGTTGAGAAATCAGAATCTTCTAGACCTTTAACAACATCTAATCCAGCAGGTGTTGCTTTTGGTGTTCCACCACTAACAACCTCTTCTCCGGCTTCGTAGTCTCTTGTTGAATCTTCATCAAGAGCCTTCTCTTCCATATCCATGTCGTCATCATCCATGTCCTTGTCATCTGTATCCATCATTTCTTTATCAGAATCCATGTATTCCATATCGCCCTTTGTTTCAAGGGTGGCATCTGTCGTATTATCTTCAGTTTTTTCGACAATTGAAGAGTTAACTTGTTTCATCAAGTCATTTAACTCCTCAAGTGCTTTTTCCAGTTTTTCACTCATTTTATTACCTCCAACATCTTGTTTTAAAATGTCGAATTTCGCTTCGGGATTTATCCCTTTTTCACAAATGGTTACTTCATGAAGTTCTAACTTTTCTATTTCGTTATACTCTCCATATTCATCATTTGTCTTCTGTTTCTTAGATATTGCTTGTCCACCAATACTAAAGGAACGAAGAGTTCCTTTCCTAATACCTCTTGAAATTTCTTTTGCCTTTTCTATATCATCTCTTAATTTAATAACAACATAAAAACCAACATCATCTACACCTGTCTTATGTAGTATACCATTACTATCTCGGTATTTTTCTACAACTTCTCCAACCTGTACATTAGAATGGTTTGACATTACATTTCTGTATTTTGTTTCTTTCATATATTTTTGAACGGCTTCATCTAATGCCTTAAGTGTAATTAAATCATTTTGTTTGTCTACAATTTCTATAGAAGCATATCCACCAATGACTAAATCATCAGACTTTAGAATACTAAATTCGTGATTACTATCTGCCTTCATTAAAAGGGATTCTGCCATAAGCACAAAACAAGCACCTTCAACTTTTACTATATAAGTTAGTCGCCACTTTTAGGAGGAAATTGTAATTTTGCATACTTATCTTCTCTTATATCCCATAAATTTTCATTGTCTTTATTGTCTAACATTTCTTGCTTTTTTCCTGTCCATGCTATCCAAGTATTTTTCTCATTTAATGGTACAACTCTAAGATGCATTCTTGTATCAAATTTATCTCCTTCTAATTTGTATTCGTGATAACCATCTTTTTGAACACCTAAAATTAATTTACCACTATCTAATAAATCATCTTCATCAACTTGTTTTGCTACTACAGCAGGAAACTTACCTGACTTACCAAACAAATTGTATATATCTTCAGCATCTTCTATGTCAATAGTCCATGCTAATTTCTCATCTTCGATTAATATAACAAAATCTAAATTACCATCTTCACGTTGGTATATTTTAAAACTCGCTTCTTTTACTTTTTTTTGTAAGTCATCAATATCTTTTTCTAAAATATCTTCTCTTGCTTGAAATTTATTAGGATGTATATATCGTATATCATCTTGTTTTTTCATCCAAGACATTAATTTTTCTTCTCTACCATCAAATAATTCTTCATACTGTTCTTTATAATTTTTAACAACAAAATCTAATATTTTATCAAAAGGTTTTGGGCTATCACCATACTCTATAATATCATTACGAATAGCAACTCGTAATTCAGACCTTTTCGTTTTCAAAATTGATGTAAGTTGTTCTTTCCATAAATCTATGTTGTATAGTGCATTTTTCTGCATAAGAGAATCACCTTCAAATCCATAAATAGTGAATCCATCAATATCTTCTTTTAATATAATTTCAGCAGTTCCATGTATATCATCAGTAATATAATATGATTTCTTTATTCCGGCCTTTTTCTTTTTCTTTTTACCATTTGTTACTGTATCAGAAAGTCCGCTACTTACTCTAAATAATCCGCCTAATGTTCTACCTGCCACAAACTCTACAAAATCAGATAAAGATTTTTTAGTTTTACCTGCAAGTTGTTCTAATGTAATAATATTATCAGACTCATTTACTTCCGGTAATTCAATTACTTTAGCAGAATATAGACTAAATCCGTCCTTAGTTTTCTTTACTTCATCAACTTTGACTCTAATAATATCTCCTATTTTTACACTTTGTTTTGTATTTAGTGCTTTACCTACAGGCACATATGCTTTATCTTCTAATTCTACCGTTTTGTATTTTCTAGCAACTTCAGCAGTTACAGGCCCAATTCCCATAGTATAACTATGTAAATTACTTTTAGTCTTTTTATCATCTAATACTATTACATCTAAATCAATAAATTTTTTCCATTTGACCCACTTTGGGTTTTTCTTTTTCCCTATTAAATAAGTAGATTCAATGTCTTTGATTACGACACCTTCAGAGTTAGGTAACATCATAATATCTTTAGCATAGGATTCTATTTCTTTTAGAGAATCTGCTATACGAGTATCTTTTTTAGAAGGGAATGCTAAATTTTCAGTGGAGTGTTGACTGTATTGATAAAATAACATATTAATTCTTTCACGCAAAGGCTCATCAGCAACCATTTTACCTTCATGTTTCATAATGTCAAAAACATGAGCAGCCAATCTACCTTTTGTTTCTTTTTTGAAAACATGTGAAATTGTATCTGCTCTATGTAATGGTTCATCATTTAAAAATAAAGTTAATTCGGCATCTAAAATACAATCTCCGAAATTTTTCTTTTTCATTTCCTTAACTTGTTGAGGACATTTATCAGTTATATCTTTTTTATTATAAGAATAAATAGTTACAATATCATCTGTTTTGTGAATTTGTATTCTCATACCATCATATTTTTCTTGTACAACCCACTCACCACTAAAGCCCTTTAGTTCTTTCATATCATCTATTTCAAAAATTCTGTACATTGGTTTGTTAGGAATTAAAAAATCAATGTCTGCCTTTTCCTCTTCACTTTTTTCCGCCTTTGTAATGTTTAATTCTTGTAAATTTTCCCACTTAGATTCAGGATATATTTCTTTGTACATTTCTTCTAGTTTTTTCATTCCTGCTTTTACTTTACCTTTTATTCTAGAATTGTTAGTATTTTCTTGACCATAATGTTCTATCACAAACAAAGGAATATCTTGAACTTTTAAATCTAAACCCATAACTCCTCTTGTAACTAAATCAGGTTTCATTTCAAATTGTTCCCACAATTTTTCCGGTAGTGCATTTGAATGACTTCTCATAGCATAATGTAAAAATGCAAGTAAAACTTCTTCTTTTTCTATAAAGGTTTCAATAACTTTATTATTAAATTGTTTAACAAACGGGTCTGTTATTTCATCTGATTTAAATCTCATATCTTTTATAGATTCAAATAATTTACGTGCTTCATCAGATGTTGCATCTATAACATCATTATCAAATAAAACATCTTCATCTATAAATTCTTTAAGTTCTGTTGCAAAACTGCTGATGTTATCAAAATCTTCTTTCATCATTCTTATGATTTTTTTCCATTCAGATGTATATTCAGCAGGGTCTTCTCTTGCAGAAAGATAAGCATACCTAGCACGTTCAAAGAAATCTAAAATCCGTTGTGTTAAAGAATCTTTTTCTTTTTCAAAGGCTAAACCTGTTTGAGCCATATCTAACTCCTCAAATTCTATTTTCCTTTAGGAAAGTTAAAATTGATTTTGATAGGTTTTCATATTGGTCTGCAAATGTATTATCATAAGGAAGGTCATTAGCCATAGTTTCTAATGTCTCATATGTTTGTTTTATAACATCTGATTTTTTGTCAGATTTTAATATAGAACTAGAATCTTTTATTGTCATTTCCTGTAAAGCCAGTAGACCTTTGAGAACAACAGACTTGTATATTTCTGAATCAATATCTTCTATAGACGATTTTAATCTATCTCTTTCGGATAATAGTCTTCTATATCCCTGATTTGATTTACCATCTTTCATAGAATCATAAGATTCCATTTCTTCTTCAACATTATCTAGTCTTTCTTGAAGTCTCTTTTTCCTAGAAGCAGTATCTTTTTCCTCTTCTTCATCTAAAAATGGATTATCTTCTTTAATCATTTCTTTGTTTGCATCTTTAGGCATATCTATTTTTTCTTCTTTAGGATTTTTTGGAGGTCTTTTTACCTTTACTTCTTCACCTTCAGAATCATGAAGCCTAGCAAATTGACTATCTTCTAAAACTGCTTTTGCTTTTTCTATGGCTTCTTGTATTAATTCTAACTGATTCATTTTTAATTCCTCTATTGTGGTCTTTGTTGTTGCCCTTGTTGTTGCCCTTGTTGTTGCCCTTGTTGTTGCCCTTGTTGTGGCATAACTTGATTATAACTTTGATTCGCTGCATTTCTTTGGTCTATCTCATACTGTTCCATTGTCATTATTGGTTTATGAGGTCGTCTACCTCCGGCTGCTTTGTCTTGTTCTGCAAGCAATCTTGCTGATTCTCTTTCTTCTTCAATTGCTTGTTTTAAAGGTGTACCACTTTTTATGAAATCTATAATACCTTGATAAAAGAGTTCAGGGCCATAACCATGTGCTGCTACCCATTCTTTTTCTATAGCATCTAAATTATATATTTCTGCTATAGCATCTGCTAACATTTGCTTTCCTTTTGTATTTGCTTTAAGCACATTTTCCCAATTCTTCTTCATTTTTTTATCCCTCTATTGTTTCCATTATACTGTGAATATCTGCCCAATCCATCTTTGCTATTTTATCTCCACTCATTTGGTTTGAACCGCTATTCATTGCAGGTTTAGGACTGTCTACTACAACTAATCCTGATTTCATTAATAGATTATCTTTATTGTAAACTGCTTCTTCAAGCGTTTTTACCTTACTTACTAACTCTTTTAATAACATCAGCATTTCATTATTTTCATCACTCATGCTTGTTCCTCCCTATATTCTTTAACTTTCTCTTGTATCCTTTCTTTTAAAAATGCTTTCCAATTCATGCTATCTATCTCTTGCTTTCTTATTACGTTCTAATATTCTTGCCAACAGTTCTTTTTCTTTATCTTTAGTTCTTTTAGCGGCTTCTTCATCTTGCCCTGTAGAAGTTGTTGTTGTAACTCTATCCATTGGGTCAGATTTTTCTGTTCCGCAATGAGATTTTAAAGTATCTTGCCAACTCATTCTAAATCACCTAATAAACCTGCTTCATCAAAAACTAAATGTGCAAAAGGAAATCTACTTCTTAAGTTGCTAACATCACCATTACTAACTACACTTGTGAATGCTTCTAATCTTTGGTTTTGTTCAGGAGTACCATACTGCTCATAATGTTGAGTTTGAAACGCATCTAGTTCTTCAACAATTTTCTTATTTTCATTTCCTCTTTTTGGAGTTGTATCCTCATGAGGGTCAACATAAAAATTTTCTTTTAAGGCATCAATTATTCTTTGATAGTCAACATCATCTTTATCTTGCATTTGAATTGGAGATTTTTCAATTTCTTTAGGAGACCAATCCATATCCTCTATCTTATATTTTTTTATCAAAGATATTAATGGGGTTCTTAATGCGTAAACTTTGGAAGAAAGGTCTTCTATTTCTTGTTTTACTTTCTCTAACTCATCCTCATCTTCAGAACCATGTCTCAAATTATATTCTGCATTTTCCAAATTGTCTGTAAGTTCCCTACTTTCTTCGTATACATCTTCTAAATCACTTATGAAAGACTTTACATCATCGGGTATTTTATAATCGGAACTATTATCCTTTTTTATTATTTTAAACCAACTCATTCCAAATCACCTTTCTTTTTTGGATAAACTACTGTTCTTAATTGATTGTAAAGAGTCTCGTAACCCTTCCTTAGTTTAGATGCGGTGGCTACCAAGTCTAAGTTACTTTCGTCATATTTTTCTAATTTCTTCCTTAATACCTTATCAGACTTTACTAAATCTAATGACTTCATTTCTGAAATCAAATCAGTCAACTTAGTTACTTCTTGACCCATAAACTCTGTTGGTTCAGCAGCCTGTAATAGTTTTTTGATTCTCTTTTTTTGTTTAGGTTCTAACTTAGCAACAAGACCCCTATCTTCCTTTACTAATTCAAACCAATCCATTTAATCATCCAACCTTTTTCTTACGTTTGTTTTCTCTAGATAATTCTCTCCCGCTTGTTCAAGTTCAGGAAAGTCTCTCTCTAAATCAATGTCTCTAGGTTCATCTATATCTATTAAAGGTTCTTCTATTTGAGGTATATCTCTATAGTCACCTCTAAGTTTTAAAACTGCAATAATAAATTCAGCAACATCAAGATATTTTTCTACAGAATCTAAATCACTTTGAAGTGGTTTTTTAATATGAGATTCTAACTTATCTTGTAGTTCAATAGTCTCCATTGCAATTTCCATCAAAGCACTTTCTAACTTACTATAGTTACTACGGAATAATAATTTCTCATCTTTTTGAGTATATTCATCTGCATTTTTAACTACTAATGTCATAAGTTCCTCTATCAATGGTTCATAATTATCTAGTTCAAAATGTTCTAATAATGATTCTCTAGTACCAACTATATCTTTACTAGTTAACTCACCAAAACCTAAACCTTCTTGTAATTCTGTAAATAATTCTTTACTGTTTTTAGTTCCATATTTTTTATATGCAATTTTACCATCTAATAACCAATCTTCTTTTTTATTATCCCATTTAGCCATTTTGTTTTCTAACAAAATATCATGTAAATATGTTATAGGTCTTCCTTCTAAAAAGAAATCTTGTATTTTATTCATATCTTTTTGTGCCTTAGTATTTTTGAGATTTTGTATATCTACATCTTGTTCTCTAAATCCTGATGCAGCAATTGATTCAAAGGCTCTTGTTAAGAGTTTAGATAAACCCTTTACTTTTCTTTCAGCAGATGATACTTTTTTCTTTTTACTTCCTATTTTTATATCTTGACCAAACAAAGCCAATCTGTATAGTGTATCTTTTATTTTATCAAATTCATCTATATCATCTTCAGTTAGAGTTTTGGTATCTTTTAATTTTAAATTACTAGTAAACTCTCTTATCATTCTTGGAAACATTACCTTAGATTCATTATCTGTAAATTTATAAGATAATGGATTAGTAGTTTCTTCTGTGTCTTTATCTTTTATATCTAATTTTAATTTGTCTCTTTCTGATTTTAGTCCTTTATAACGGTTTAGTGACCCTTTTAATCTTAGCCTTCCTTCGTTAATATTACCATCTTTATCTTCAAAAGATTTCAATTTTTCTTCAACAGTTTCTAGTCGTTCCTGAAGTTTTTTTCTTTCGCTAGTATCTTCAAAATAATCATATGCATCATTAATTTCTTTTTCTGATACTCTGAGTTTTTTTGCCTCTTCATATAAAATAGGGTCGATTTCTCTCGCCTTTAATATATGCATAAAACTCATACTCTCACCTCAAAATGGTATATTTTCACTTTGATTTTTTCTCTTCTTTGGTAAGAGTATTGCATTTGGTACTTCAGCACTATTAGGTGCAGGTCTGTGATTTTCAATAGGTCTAGCGACACCAACAGTAAAATCTCTATTTTTTTCTATCCTTGCATCTGCTATACTTTTCTCACGTATTCTTGCTTCCTTTAGTTCTCTTTCCAATTGTCTTACACCTTTATCTTCGTTCATTTTTTTTCCTCCCTTAATTGTTTGAAGTCTTTTTCATCAATGTCTCCATCACCATCTTTATCTAATTTTTTTTGATTACCTACTAATTTTTTAGTTAAATTTTCTTGCTCTTGTTGTAATCTTTGTTGTTCAGCCATTAACCTTTTTTGTTCTTCTAGGTCTTTCTTTTGTTGTTCTACTCTTTGTTTTAGTTTATCTTTAGCAAAATTTCCTGCTGCCCCAATAGCCGCTTGACCCATTGGAGTTCTAGCAGCAGCCAAACCTGCCCTTCCTGCCATTTGTAATGCAGGTAAAATCTTCTCTACTTCTTCTGTTTTTAATGTATTAAACCATTCATCTTTTTTTTCCATATAAGCACCTATTCTGTTCTTCTGTCTACATTCCTATTTCCTGCTTCAGCAGGGAGTCCACTAAATCTCTTATCAGGCCCGACACTATTACGAGCCTTATTCTTTGTGGGGTTTGGATTCATTTGTGGTGTTGGTGTTCCCATACCTGCTTCCATCATTTGACCCATTTGACTAGCATCAATATTAGTTCCTGCATAAGGGTCTGTTTCAACCATTTCTTCTTCAACAGGTTCTTGGTCAGTAGGTGGCGGTGGTGGTTTAACAAAGGTAAACCTACCTTCATCATCCATATTTACTTCAAATCCTAAATTCTTAATTGATGCAGCAACATTTACTTCTATCTCTCTTTTTCGTAATTTGGCAATTTCATCTTCTTCTTCGGAAGGAGGTAATCTTAATTCCCAATCTGTTATACCAAATTCTTTAGTAACAAATGGGAAAACATAATTATTCCAAATTGTTTGAGCCATTTCTACTGCACGATTAGTAACAAGTATTTGCATACCTTCATTATTTAATCCTCCACTTGCAGAATTATCAGACATGAAAATTTTACTAACTCCATAAAAAGCAGATATTCTGTCACGCAAATCTTCTTTCACTTGTATGTAATCCATTTCTTTTAAACTGTCCATGAACTTAACCCATTCAATAGACCCCTTTCCATTTTCAGATTCAATTCCCATAACAGGAATAAAATGTGGGTCTGTTTCCATTTTTTCTTTTACGCTTCTCCAAAAAGATTTCATAGAATCCATGTTTCTAGTTTGTACTGCTAACAAACCTTTTGGCATTCTAGCCTTTGTGTAAGAAGAATTTACATAATTTTCCATTGCAGTTAAAGTAGTAACTTGATTCCACAATGTAATTATTGGAGACATACCATATAATCTAGAAGGTGAATATTTACTAAAATGTAAAACTTCTCCTTTAACAAAATATTGTTCTTCACCATTTACTCTGTTTACATAATGTACAGGATGTAACTCAGAACCACATTGTTCACAAGTTTCACTAGGATTTTGTGCTAACATATTTCTATGCTTTAAACATGTATATCCATCAATACCTCTTTCTCCTAATTCATTAGCATAAATGTGCATAGTTACAGGGTCTCCACGATAAATCTCTTTGATTCTATGCATACGAATATCTCCATTATTATCCATAAAATATTCTTTAACCATAACAAGATAAGCATCATCCATAATATTTAGGTCATCTTCCATTTCTTTTAAGACATCAATAAACATCTGTTCTGCTTTATTTACATAGCCTCCTAAAAGGTCTTTAGCATACGCCAATTGATTTTCATCTGCTTTTGCCAAATCTGTAGAACCACAATTGCTACATTTAGAAACAGGACTTTTATGTTCCTTTCCACAACTATTACATTTTCTTAAAAATGCTTCTTGCCATGTATATCCTCTTCTAAACACTTCTTGTTTTAATTGAGTAGTACATGTTCTTACAATAGTAGAATTCGTAGCGAGTTGATAAATAATTGGTGATGTCAATAAATATGATGAATTTTTTTCTTGAATTCCCATATTATATATTTGTCTATCTGCGGGTTTAGGAGTGGTTCTCCTAAATAAATTTCTAATACTAAAAGTACGTTGTTCTTCTACCATGTGTTCAGTTCTCCTTGTGTATGTTTTCGTAGTCTAATTTATCCATCAAAGTCATTTTACAATTATCGTGCAATTTTGCTACAGTTGTTGGGTCTATGCCATATTGAGAAAAATCATAACCTACGTGGTCTTTATGATTTTCATATTTCATTAGTTGAAATAATTCTTCCTTTCTTTGTGAGTACCAATCTTCTTTTTTGTATGACTTTTTCATTCGGATTAATTCTAATAAAATATCTGCATTTGCTCCTTTCATTCTAAAGTGTGGTCTACATTTTGTAAGGATTTTTACAACATCATCTCCTGAATAAAAATTTAATCTATTTACTGGTCTTGTTGCTTGTGGAGATTTTTGGTCTAGATGTAATCTACCACAACCCAATGACTTATGCATTTCCATCATAAATGCCTTGCCTCTTTCTCCGGTTGCTATTAATCCAACTCTAGGATTGTAGTTTTTGTCCATAGTAATATATCCATCTGAATCAATGAAGGCAGCAGTATATGCATAAATATCTTTTTTAATATCATCATGAATTTTATAGAATGCCCCATTGACATTAGTAATATTCATACTGTTAGCCATTTTTGATATAATTGATGGAGAAGTTTTTCTGAATAAATTAGATGGTAATCTTTCGTGTATCTGTCTTGATGATATACCATTATCTTCACAAACCGCTTTCAAAATCTCTTGTTTGATAACATCTTTAGGGCTAACTCCTAACATATAATCTTTCAAGGTTTTCTTAAAGGCTTTTTTAGTATTTACCATTTCTTTAGATAATTGTGCATATGATTTGTTAAATGGTAAACCCTGTCTATCTAATTTTGCTTCCCAATATTTACATAAATTATCTATCATATCTCTTCGTGTATCTTCATCTGTAACATATGATAATTTAATTAGTGTATCTTCATTACAAGTCATGTCTTTAACAAGAGGTTTGTATTTACTTATCCAGTAAGCATTTTCTATTGTATTGTCTAAATGTTCTGCATATGCCTTAATTAAATTATCAATAGAATTAGTGATGGCTATTTTTTCTTCACCCTTCAATGTTCTTCTATATTTTCTAAGTTGTTTAATTAAAGATGGTACATCATTATCTTCTACTTGTAATTTTTTTACATTAGTAGAAAGTTCTTTTCTAGCCTTTGACAATGATAATTGATACTCTGCGGCAAACCTTTTTTCCACATCAAAATGACTAGAAACTCGTTGTTCTTTTAGCCAATTTTTTTTCATTTGGTCAGTTATTTCTTTCTGTCTATCAACTAACTCTTGTTCTTGGTCAGCAAGGTCTGCTGCTTCACGAAGTCTGTTACCTTTTTCACTCATTCAGACACACCTCAAAGATTCAACCCTGTCACTCCACTTGCCATCAAGTTAACAGGCTTTTGGGTCGAATTGAATATATCCATGTCATCAAGTAAGATAAATGTTTCATTGGCTGACTGACTTGCAGCATTGGCTAATGCCAAACTCATAACTAAATCGTCATGTGCTCCAACCCCTTCAAATCTACCTGATTCAGTAATACTAAACATTGACAATTCTTCTATTAACATATTAGTAATTTTTTTACTATTAACATCTCCATATGGGAAATGTAACTTCTGATTTTCTATATTCATTTGTAAATTTAAAATAATTTCTTGTTTCTTCCTTCTAGTAGTATTGAAGTCATGCACGTTTAAATCAGAAACATTTCTAAGTTCTTGTGTAAATGCTTTTGCAAAGGTGTTGGTCTCATAAAATATTTTATCCGGTTGGAATATTTTACCCACAATACGAATCTTTTCTATATTTTCTCTGAACTCTACGTTTTTTGCTCTATCAATATGTACTATTGTTTTATTTTGATTTTCATCTACTTCTAAAACTGTAATAACATTATAGTCACCATCAGTAGATATAGCAGGGTCAACTCCTACATAGTATCTATACCCCTTTTCTCTTCTATTTCCTAATTTTAAAATATAATCTTTATTTTTACATTTTTCTATGTAGTCAGGATTAAACAATGCTGTACCCGTAGAAATTGGAACACATAGATATTCTCTTGTAAATTTCAAAGAACCTATCTCAGCCTTTCTTTGCATCAATGATTCATAATCCCACCTTGCCGGCCAAAGTGGTTCATTTAATGAATTTAGACAAGGATATTTATTTACAGTATACGCATCATTTTCTTCTAATTGTGCAAAAATATCCGTGTAAGTAAATGGTGTACCAATCATTCTTAACTTAGCGGTATGATGTAAAGTAGGTATCATGTCTCCAAAAAACCAATCTGTAACACGTTGAATAGCAGACAAACTAAACTCCTTCAAAGGGTCGTCAATAATAATTTCCTGTGGATGAAGACCACGAATCTGCGAACCAACGGAACGTTCCAATATTTGATTTCCGTTTGTCAATTGTATATTTCCAATAGCCCATCCCCTAGTAGGTTTGAATCTTTTAAGAGCAGGATGATTAAAATATCTATCAATTTCTCTCATGTGAACAAGAGTCTGTTTTTGGTTAGAAGAAATGTAAAGCATTTGATATGGTGGCTCTTGAAATATTAAATTCCATACAACCCAACTATGCATAAATACAGATTTACCATGACCTCTAGAACATATGATTACACTTCTCTGTGTTTTATTCATTAAGTCAAACCATTCCTCTTGGTGTTCTGCAAAATCCCAACCTAAGACATTTTTAAAAAAATAAGGAAAAGAATTTTTAGATAATTCCATGTCCATATCAGACATGAAATCTATACCACTAACTTCCATTTTATCTCCTCTGCATAATATAAAACCAATTTGATATCGGCTTAAAGTATAATTTTCTAATAGGGGCTATTTCATTCGGAATAACACCTTTAGAATATACTTGTTCTATTACATCTTTTACATCTTGTGGAATGTCTTCTTGGCCTACAACATTACCATTTTCTATTTCTATGTCTTTAAAACCAACTTTAGAAAATAATCTTTTTCCGGCAGGTTTAGCCATACCTACTATTGGTTTATCTCCATGTAAGTCTATTACCTTATTACTCACTGCTGAACCTGCACCTTTTGTATCACTACTATCCAATTTTCCTTTATAGTCAGCCCCATGACTAACCAAACCTAATAATAAATATACACCATTATGTAATCCTATTCCTTGTACTGCAATAGGTTTACCTTTACTGAATGCTATCCAATATCCACCATTGGTTTTTTCAAACATTGTATTATTTAGAAGTTTATATCTTTCATTTCTTGTTTTATATTGTATGCCTTCTTTTGCAAAAATATCTACTACTTCCTTTTCACGGAATGGCCCTTGTATTTCAAACTCTGCCATTAATATCACCTAAAATTAGCCTTTAGATAATATACACTTTCTACAGGAATTCCATGTGTTTTGCTTATATTTTCCATAGAATCTATTTTATTTACTATTTGTTCTATCTCATTAACACTTACATCTATGTGATAGTTTTCTTTTAATATTTCAATAGCACGATTTACGTGAGTATAATTATCTAATTTAGAAGTATTATAATAGACAGGTTTATTCATCATTTTTCTAATTGTATCATGAGCGTCTAATATTTTCATTTCGTCCTCTGATTTTACAATCTTCATGTCATCAATGGCACTGAAGAAATTTTTGATATACGACTTTGTATTTTCATTTTCTGTGTACTGTCCTCTATTTTTATTCAGATGAGATTCAATCGCCTCTAATGGGTAAATTTTTTGTGGGTTATACAATTCTTTCCATTCTTCTGTATATCTATTAAATATTTTAACATCGTTTAATTTGTTCTTTTTAAGAAGACCATTCAAGAAAGCACCTAACTCAACTTTAGAATCTTCATCAAAATTACCTCCTAGTTGTCCTAGAATTTCTACAAGTTTTGATTGTAGAGCAATTAATTTTGCTCTTAAATCTATAAAATCTTTATTCGCAGGAGTAGTGATAAATTGTAATGTGTCAGTAATTAATTTCAATTCATCTTCATCTAATAGTAAACCACCATATTCTGCTTCCATTGCTAACAAAGTAAAAAAGGAGTTATCATTTGGTTTCATTTTAGTTAATATTTGCATAAGTTGAGTGTTTGCAAATTCTATTTTATCATCAAAGGGTTTGTATCTACTATTTAGTGGCACAATGTAATATTCGATAATGGCTTCCATCATTGCTTCATGTTCATTTGTTATTTCTTCTATTTCTTCTAAGAAATTCTTTCTATCTTGCCTACCAAATGTAGCAGAAATCATTTGCGGAGATGCTTGTGCTTTTGTACCAGTTTGTTCTACAGTAGTAGGAGAAGCAAGTCTATCTAAGTTTGACCCACTAGATAAAAATTTACTAACTATTTCTAAAAAGTTACCAATGTTCTTTATATTTTTAGCCTCATCTATTTTATCATTATCTTGAGTTTGTAATATTCCACTGTCAAAAATTCTTTCAGAAATAGGAAGATAAAATTCTTGCATCCCCACTACTGCTTGTTCGGCTAGTCTATCAACATATTTTTCAATATCATCATCTATTTCTACAACAGATTTTATACCCAAAATTTTCATTTGTTTTTTAATTCTACTAATTTCTTTGCTAAATATAGGCCATTCTGCCCACACCGAAGAATCAGTTCTATTTTTATTTTCACCTGCATACACATAATAAAACAACGGGTCTACCTTAGTAGTTTCATGTAGTTTACCTAATTTTCTGCCTAACCTTGATGCTTGTGTATTTTCTTCTTTAGCCTTTGTTGCATCAATTTCTATAAATTCTCTTTTTTCCCCTGTTTCTTTATCTGTCATACTTGTACGAGTAGCAAGTCCACGACCTTCAAGTCCTAAGTCTTCGTCAGAAATATCGGAATCAATTCCTAATTCTTCAATTAGTTTTTCTCTTGTTCTATCAATATCCACATTTGCTCCCTTTTCATCTAAACTATCTAAAAATGTTTCAAACAAAACTTGAACTTTATCTCTACCTTTTACCCAATCTTTCATAGGTTTTCCATCATATTCTATAATATACTTGTAATCATTTTCATTTGAAGATAGTTCTTCTGCAACAGTATTAAATTCATCAATAACCTCTTGTAATTTTTTATTATCAGTTTTTATTTCTTTCAATCCCCTTGCAAATTCTTCTACAGTTCTTTGAACATCTTCATATTTTGTATCAATGTTTTTCCAATATTTGTAAATTTCTTCTCTTCTTGTTAAATATTTTAAATCTAATTTTCCAATTAACATATCTGCATCTAATTCTATACCTTCAAACATAATACTACTTTCTGTTGTTAATCTACTTTCTATTATATTCAAAAATGGTTCTACTAATCTTCGCATATTTTGAGTAGGAACACTCTCTAAGGTGCGTTGCCATTCCTTTAATTCTCTTTCAGAAAATTTTGATGCAGCCCAACTAACACCTCGACTAGGAGCATTCTCAGCATTATTCAAATTATATCTTGTAGATTTACCTTTCATTTTAAAATTACTAAGAACATCATTAATTAATTTTGATTCTCCTCTTTCAATACTTTCCTCTTTATCCTGAGTTTCTACTTCAGAAAGTGTTTCGACTTTTTGTTGACCAAATGCTTCTTTTCCTACCAACTGTGAAATCACATATCGTATCATTTTACTTTTCATTTCATCAGGTCTGCTACCCATTGATTTAATGGCAGCAAAACCTTGATATTTTTCTCGAAAATAATTGTTTAACATCTGTTGTGGTTCACCTTCTAATGCAGATTCTAAAAAAGATTGTTGAAGTACATAACCCTTTTTGGTTTTTCTAAGTAAAACATTTTCGTCTTCTTTAGAACTAGAGGAATTCTCTACTAGGAAATTAAATAACATTTCTTTTGAGAATTGTTTTCTAAGTGTACTAGCAGCAGACCTAATATCTTCTTGTTCAATGTTAGTTTTATCTTCTAGATATTTTTTAAGTCCGACTAGACCTTCTGTCAGTAAAATAGAAAATGCTTCTTGTTTATCTATTTGACTCATATCTTCTATTTTAGTTACCATCTGCTACCCTCGCTTTTACCCAATTATAAGGTTCTATCTTTTTCATACCATGTAGTATACTTTTGTCGCCACTACCCATATAGTCTACAATAGTTTTCCTTAACGCATCAAAAAAAGACTCTCTTAATTTATCATAATTTGATTGCGACAATGCTTCTCTCAAATCTTTTTCATTTTCTTCGGATGCTTGTTTACCATATCTTTTAACTAATCTTGGTAAACTATTTGCTCCGCCTACAGTTAACATAGATAACCTACCTAAAACTCGCATAACACTTGGCAATGTTGCAGATTGAGTTGAAACTTCATCCAATCTAAACATATTAGCACCATCAGTTTTTCTTGCTAAGGCTAAATATTCTTCTAAGGCATCTTCATCTGTATCAATAGTATCAGTTGAAAAGATTTTAGCCTCTCCATGTTGACCAAATAATCTAATTAATTTTTTACCATCTTCCTTGGATGCTGCTCTCATTCCTCCACTTCTATTATCTTTCATACGATTTATTTCTTTTTCATATTGTTCATAAAAATCAATTACTTCGTCTTCATCTATATCAGTAAAATATTTTTCTAATATTTTTAATTGTTTTTCATTTAATTTTTTATTCTTTGCAGCCATAAGAGCATCATGGTCTGCTTTAGGAATACTATAATCTATATTTTCTTTCCCACTAACTCTAGAAGAAAATTCATTTTCTAAAGAAAAACTGTTAGGATTATCTTTCATTAATCTTCTAAAATCTTTAATGTTGCCCTTTGAATCATCCCATAAGTTTTGTATAACTTCAGAAACATTTTCTCCTGTTTTTGGTATAATTTCTGCGTCTTCATCTACAAATAGATTGTTTCTTAACATTTCATATACGGCTTCTTGTTGGCTGCTTTGTTTTACTGTTCCTTTTTTTGGGAACTTAGATGGTTCAAAATTAGGATTTTCCATAATCCATTCTAAAGAAGGATTTACTCTTCTACCTAACATCTTTACAAATTGTTTTGGAACATAAGGAGGTTTCATCATGTTTCCTACATTGTACAACATCTGTAAATATTCTACTAAAAATTCAGGAGTTAATTTACTTTCATCTACTTTAACTTTCAAATCTTCTTCCTCTTGTGGAAGTTTAAATTTTAATTGTGCAGCAAGTTCCGGTTTATCTTTTAAATATTCAGATAATTTATTTTCGTTCTTTTCATCCCATACCTTAAGTTCTCTTCGTCTTCTTTCGTTAGCATCAAAATATTCTAATGCTTCATCATGTTTACCATCTAATATTAATTGAATCTTATTTTTCATAAGAGGTCTTTCATCTATAGATTGTGTATCTCTTAGTGCTTTAGGAATACCATCTAGTATCATTTGAATAAGTTCTTTTTCATTTTCATCTCCGGCTTCTTTCATTTGACGATTTGCTGCCCTTAATATTTGTACCCTATCATATGTGTATCCTTTGTTATCTGTACTATTATCTTTAACACCTTGAATAAGTTTTTCAATACCTGCTTTATTATCTGACAACATTAGAATGTTAATCTGCTTATCCCAATATTTAGCAGGAGGTTTTTCTGCCTTTTCAAAATCTCCTAATGATGTTTGTGTTGTACCTTTTGTATTATCTACAGGTTTAGTTTTCTTTGGTTTTCCTTTGAACCATTCTTCTATAGGTCTTGTAGCAACAGTAGCACCTTCAGGAATTAATTCTTTAGGTAACTTAGATTGAGTTGTTTTCTCATCTTCGTTTTTTAATACAGATTCCCAACTCATTGTAAATCACCTATTGCCGAAAACCAACTCATTTTATACAAATTCCTTTCTTTTATTCTAGTACGATAGAAATCCTTAATATCATCTTTATAAAATTCCTTTGCATTTTCAAGAGCATTTCTCAAATCACTTATTTTTCTATCAACATCAAACTGTTCATAATTTGTATAATCTATTTTTATTTTATCATGTCCAAGAATTCCTATATCTTTTAAAGCCTTTTCATAGACTTTTCTAAATATCCTACCTTCTTGATTGATTGTACCTAATTGGCCTACTGATGTTAATTTTCTATTTTCTCCTACTCCAAAGGTGTCCACATAGTTAAGATATTCTTGTATAACTTCTTCCTTCTTTCTTTTAAATTCATTCTTCTTGTCTAGTGCTGCCTTAACCTTTTCCGGCGTTTTTTCAATAGAGTATGGACCATCATCATCATCTTCTTTCAGAACACTAAACCAATTCATTGTAACTTCTCCTGCATTTTATTTCTAACATCCAACCAAACTTCAGGATGGTTCTGTGCAAGAACTTCTTTTACAATCTGCATCTGATGAACTATAATTGTGTCTTGTCTCTTGTGAACTAACTTACCCTTAAACTCCATGAGATATTTTAAACTCTCACGAATTTCTTTTGCTAACTTAGTTAACGAATCAATATACTTAGGGTCTGTTCCTTCTTCATTAAACAACATATCAATCCTACTTTCAAGTCTAGAAATATTATTACTAAGAGTATCTATTTCATCAACTTCTTTTTTAGCAATTAATTGAGCAGCAGATTCTTGAACTAATGGTTGAAGATGACTTTTCATATGTCTAACAACTTGGTCTTCAGAACAACCAACAATATTAGCCGCACCTGCGGGTGTCATATTACCATCGTGAAGTTGTTCCTCCAATTCGTTCCGAATCGGATTAACACATAATTTACATCTTGGGTTTGATGAATTAGTATAATTGCCCATATGATTTCTTTGATGTCTTGAACTAGTTCCACTAGGCCAATTCATTTGTTGGTCTAACGCATCAGTAGTATAACTCATTGATTCTAAGTCTGCTTCAAGTTGACTTCTATCTTCGTGAGTACACAAAGGACATCTCTTTCTAGTAATCAAATTAGTCCACCATCCCAACTTTCCCATAGTGCAGGGTCATCTCTTCTATCTTGTTTTTGTAAATCCATTTTCTTTTCTTCGTCTTTGTCTTCGACTTCGTCTTCTCGTCCTGCTAAATATGCACCTGTTAAGCCACGCCCTTCTTTCTGTCTTTTGAACGCTTCAACTCTTTCTTCTTCTGTAAGAAGTCTTGGTTCTACTTTTTCTCCCCTTAGAGTTGGTTGTTCTAAATCGTCTAATATTTCTGCAATCATTTCTTTGGGTAAATTATCTGACACATCTAGTTTATATCTATCTCTCAAAATATTATTTATTTTAGTTCTGTAACCTTGTTCATTTTTATATTTCATTGGACTAACATTTTCTCGCATAAAGGCATCTTTAAATGTTTGAAATTTTATTTCGCCTTCATCTGATACATCATATTCTTCTATAGCCGTATCAGCATAACCCCTTTCCATATCTTTTACTTCACTTGTTTCGGGGTCTGTATATTGACGAGGTTTATTTGCTCCAATTGCTTGTTGTTCTTGTCGGAACTTAACTCTCTCTGCAATCTTTTTTTGTCTCTCTGCAATACGTTCTTTTTCTTCCGCCTCTTTCTGTTGTTGTGGATTTTCATATCCACCATATACTCTTTCATTTCTTCTTTTAACTGCATCTTTCCAACTTTCTTTAGTCTCAGCCCCCATTGCTCGCAAATTTTTCTTTGCTTCCCTTACTGCTCCCTTTGGATTTGCTATGGCTTGTTGGCCTGTTTGAAAAACTTTTTTTCCTGCATCTAAAACATTCTTTCCTGCTCCTATTAATGTATCTTTTTCTTCTTTTAAACCCTGTTTAATATTTTTTGCTCCTTGTACTAATTCTCTACTTGTTGCGGTATCTGCTCCTGCTGCCATTGCTCCACTTGCAAGTTGTTTACCACCACCTAAAATCTTTTTACCACCACTTAGAACTGCTCTACCTGCCGCTTCTAAAGGAGCATCAGGATTTATTGTTCCTTGAGGAACACTAGTTACTAATGGTTTTCTATTTGCTTTTGCTCCTGCTTTAGCCCTTCTTTGAAAGTCTGCTTGAATCCTTTGTGATGCTTGTTTGGCTCTTGCTTCACCTGCTAACTTTTCTCTTAAAGCAGCAGCCTCAGCCTGTTCTTTTTTTTTATTAGGGTCAGGCGTAGCAGGATTTACTGTTGGTTGATTATATGGATTTGTTTGTTTTACAATAGTAGAAAACCATTTATTTAATTTAGCATCATCTTCTACTTCAGGGTCTACAGGAAATTCTTCTTCTCCTGTTGGATTTGGATTAGTAGGAGTTTGAGGAGGAACTGCCATACCTGCTTGTTGAGCCATAGGGTCTAATGGTAATCCTGTTGTTGGGTCAACCATAGGTTCTTCCATTGGCGGTTGCTCCATTGGTGGTTGCTGTAATTCCGGTTGTTTCAATACTTTTTCCCAACTCATATGTATCCGCCTCTTTCTAATAACCACTCCCCATCACCTTCAATATCCCATTCAAAGGTTTGAAAACCATAGTTATTCGGAGTGATAGAAATATTACCGTGTTTTTTAGATTGTATAGTCTCTTCAGTAAACTGTCCATTTTTATCGTATTTGTCATGATATGTTATTTTATCACCTGTTCTTTTCTCATATTCAAAAATAGATTCGTTTTCTTTGAACCCTAAATTATCCATTCTCCATTTTTGTTGTTTCATTTTTTTAGAATTGTTTTTTAGTATGTTTTGCCACTTCATACTTTCACCTTCATTATAGTTCTCCAATCTGTAGGTTCTACATTTGCACTAGTTCTAACAGTATCTTTAGGTTCTTCCTTTTTAGGTTCTTCTTTTACAGGAGGTTTCCATCCTGCTAATACTGCCATATTTTTCATTTGCCCTCTAGACATCTTAATGTAAACTTCTTCAATCTCATTTGGAATTTTCAAATCTGATTCTATTTGACGTAACACATTTTGATGTTGTTTGGTTGTTAGATTTATTGGAGTGTTCCTAATTATTCTTGCTGCTTTATCTGTACTAAAATTACCCGCAGGAGTTGTAAATTCATCATCTCTAGCAAATGCAGTAAACATAGATTTAATTTCAGGAATTTTTAATGCGGCTGCTCCACTACCTCTTCCTTGAATTGGAATAGGTGTATCCTTCCTAAATGATAATCCTAAATTAGCAAATGATTTAATTGCATCTTTTACAACTTGTTGTAAACCCTTTGATTCCTTTCCGAGAATTTTATCTTCTCCAAACAAGGCTTGCCACATAGGAGGTCTTGCTGAACCATCATCTTGATATGAATACCAACTTTTGTCAACCGCAGTTAATTTAGTACCTTTGAATTCATTTCTATATTCTACATAATCTTCTGTTAAATAATGACCATATACATTTCTTCTTTCTAAAACCTCTCCTGTTTCATCATCCCAATTAAGAGGTTCTTCAAATGAAATATTAGCAGGATTAGCAGGACTGTTTGGTTTTTTATATTCTTCCAACAAATTATCTAAGTTCTTCAATAAATCTAATTGGCCTTTATCTATTTGCCTACCACCCTTTAAACTAAATATTTTTCTCAATTCTCTATCAATGTATGTCCAACCTCTATCACTCATTGGCCCACTATTTCCTGCAATTCGACCTAACTTGCCCATACCTACAACTAAACCTAATAAACTCTTTTTGGTTTTAGCAACACCAATTGCCCTACCTCTTAAACCGGAACAAGTTCTTCTCCATATCTTATAATTCTCTGCAAACGATTTAAAATCTCTAGTTGCAGTAGCCTTATACTTTCCAAAGGTAAAAGTTACTTCATCTTTCTTTACACCTTTAGTCACAAGAACACCTCTTTTTATCTTCACACTTCTTACAGTAACGCCTCAAAGTAACTCTTTTTGCCTTACCACCAACGGCTTCATTATTAAATAAATCAGACGTTCCAGTGCTAGTTGTAGTAACTGCTCCTTCACCACGAATAACAGTAAACCAACTTGCTTGATTATCTGTTTGAGTAAAGTCGAGACTACTCATATGTTTCTCCCCGACTATAACCTAACTAATTATCATATCTGTTCTAAGAACCTTTTCTCCACTTCTTGTTTTTCTTTTCTTTTGTTTTGCTAGGACTCCATTTAACCTTATTAGCCCAATAAGCAGCAGAGGTTTTTCCTCTCTTTATATTTTTAGCATGTCTTGATTTAAACGCTTTTCTTTGTCCGGCAGTTTGATTAGTTTTAACTCCCTTTTGACCGAACCTAATAGTCTTAACTTTGTCACCATCTTTCACAACAACAATGTGAGATTTACTCTTATGGTCAGGAGTTCTTTTTGGTTTACTAAAACCACTTACACCTGCTCTCTTTAATGCAGGATGTTTCTTAGATTTTTTCTTTTTAACAACTTCAAACCAATCTAAACTTTTATTCATCTTATCTTTATATTTATGTTCAAAAAGATAATCAGAAGCATCATCAACAGAAGACCACTCATGTTCAGTTAAATCAAACTCTTCAACTATTTCTTCTAATTCGTCAATAGCATCATCAACATCGCCTTCATCTTTGTTAATTGAATCAAACCAAGTCATTCTTTCATCCCTTCTTTCATATAAAATTCTAAATCTTTCTTAAGGGCGTTTTCACGTTCTTTTAAATCTTTAAACAATGGAGATAATATTTGTCTTGCAGTATTTCTTGCATCTTCTCTATTAAGCCCTGCATTAACCATTCCATCAGCAATTTCTTCTGCATCATTTACTAACTTTTCTCTTGTTTGTTGAATCTTTTCTATAAGACCTAAAGTTTCACTATACAATGTTTGTGCTAACTTATTGTTTTCATTCTTAAAGAGGTCAAACCATTCCATGTTAATCACTTTCTTGGTTCATGTGTGTAGATGTCTCCATCTTTGTGTGTAAATATTTTACCTTCTTTTTCCATTTGTGATAAAACTTCTTTTAATTCATTATCTTCAGCAAACTGTTTTAGGTTTTTCATACCCAATGCACCACCTTCTTTCTCTATTTCTCTTAGAATCTTTTCTTCTAAGTTTTCCATCATTGGTTTCTTCAATACATCTT